CACTACGAGGTTGCGAAGTCCGAGGGGTGGGATTGGCCGACACACCATCCCAAGATGCCATTCATCTTCAGGTCAACAGATGTCGGGCGTCTGCACCAGAACATGCGTAACTCTCTTGACTGGCTTCCAACCGTTGAAAAAAGCGGGATGCTTTTGCACGGAACCACGGGCATCGGCAAGAGCCGTGCCGCTTGGGAATGGGTCAACAGGCGTTGGCTCAAGTCTCTGGAGAAGGACATAATGATGAAGTTCTTATTCCTATCCATGTCAGACCTAGAGGAACTTCTCCAGCAGTCTTGGTCGGAGAAGAAGCACTCGGAGGTGCTGAAGGAAATAATCAGCATGCCGCTTCTTGCACTTGACGACTTCGGCAAGGAGCGTCTTACTCCACGCATGGCCGCAGACCTCTTTGCCATAATCGACAAGCGTTCAATCAGTGCCAAGGCCACAATCATCACCACGAACTTCAACGGCAACGGACTCATCGACAGGTTCCAGCCGCAAGACAGGGAGACGGGTGTCGCCCTCGTGAGAAGACTCCGCGACTACTACACGGCCTACGGCATGAACTAACTTCCACCCATGAAAACAAAAGACATAATGATTACATTCCGATGCGAGAGCAACCTTGCCGAGCATCTGAATCAAACCGCCCGTTACTGCAAGTCAACTAGGTCAGACCTAATCAGGGCCACCCTTAAGAATGTCAAGCCAAATGAGCAAAAGAAATTCGTCAAAAAGATGAAGGAAAACCTTTGACATATGGCATACCTACCAAGAACATTACACCACACCACCAACATGGAAAACAAAACCACATCACTACCTAACCTCGCTCCAGCACTCGTCAAGGCACTTGCGGAAACGCAGGACATCGTTGCGGATAGCACGAATCCATATCACCACAACAAATATGCCTCCTTGAGCCAGCACCTCAAGAGCCTGAAGCCAATCTTCGCCAAGCACGGTCTTGCCATCGTGCAGTTCCCGACAAGCGGCTTCGACAGCGGCGTTGGCGTCAAGACCATCATTTTGCACACCAGCGGAGAAACGCTTGAGTCCAGCGTTGTCGTCAACGAGCCTTTCGAGAAGGGCAAGGACAAGAACGGGAACGACTTCGAACGCAAGGGCTTCAGCGGCCAACAGGCGGGTGCTCTGATTTCCTATCTTCGCAGATACGCCCTCGCCGCCGTCGCTGGCGTCGCCACGGAGGACGATGATGCCGAGACTGACCGTGTTGCACAGGTTGGACAGGAGTTCGTTCCGAACAAGACCTTCGTCAAGAACCCTAACGCCGCACCAGCCCAGACCCAGCAGACGGACATCGACCCAACAATCGTTGTCCCGTTCGGACGCTCCAAGGGCCAACAGGTTGGGACGCTCTCCAAGGAAGACCTCAAATTCTGGGCCGAGCAGTGGGAGCCTCGCCCTTACGAGAAAACTGGCAGGGTCACGAAGAAGGATGCCACCCTCAAGGCAACCGCAGTCCATCTTTATGCCAACGCCGCACCAAAGAACCTTCAGGAACTGGCCGAGATGGACGATGTTCCGTTCGGAGACGAAGGAAACCCATTCTAATCAACCATGAGCAAATACATTCAATACAAGGACACCAACTACATCATCCTCTCTGACGGTAGGGCGGCTCGGCTTCTCAAGCCAACCAAGTCAAAGTCCGCCAAGCAACAATACATCAACTTCATCATCAACGGGAAGCAGGAGCGTATTAATGTTTCCACGCTGAAGGAGATGTTTGAGGCAAGCACAGGTGAAGAGCAGACCACTCAAGCCTGACTTTGAGCCAAAGTCCGTTGGCCTCCCTTTTCTGTCCCGAATGGCGGGTATGCAGAAAAGGCGAGGCGGCGGTAAATACACAATCCTACAAACACCAAAACTACAAGAAGCCATAGAACTATGGAGACAGGACAAGGAACTACTGACCAAACAAAGGGCATTAATAACTCAATTAGAGGGGCGGCTGTCGCAGTCGGGCTTAAGCCAGAAACAGTCAAAAAGTTCTTGCCGCTAATGAGGTCGTATGAAATTGGGGATATGATTTCAATGGACTACGAGCAACTGTCAGAGGAAAATAACAGGCTAGGAAAATTCATTCGCTCGCTTCAGGATGAAAAAGAATACCTGTTGCAAAGAATAGATGAACTTTCCAATACAGTCAGAAAACAGCACGAAGAGGCTGTGAAACTCCAAAGAGATGTCCTCAAAGCCCAAGGCAAGTAAGTGGCGTAAGTTCGTCTTTGTGACGGATAGCCACGGCGACATCATCAATTGGGATGCCGCCAACGAATGCGTCAATTTCATTGATGAGTTCAAGCCTGACGACATCATCTTTGGCGGGGACGGGCTGGACATTCGCTCGCTTCGTGGCAAGGCACACGCACAGGAGCAGGGCGAGTCGCTGAACGATGACATCAATGCGTTCAAGCGGTTTATGACAATGCTCTTCAAGGGCAGGAGAGCCAACAAATATTACCTGTGGGGCAACCACGAGGACAGGCTTCAATGTGCCGTTGAAACCAGCGGCTCGGCAATCGTGCGTGACTATGCACAGGGAATCATCGATGAAATAGAAACATTCCTTTACAAACTAGGCATCAAGAAAATCGTTCCATTCAACGCAGACGAGGGTGTTCTCACCCTTGGGCCTCTCCGCTTTATTCACGGATATGTCCACAATGTGAACGCAACCCGACAGCAAGCCCTTCACTTTGGCAAGGAAGGCGGAGCCGTCCTTATGGGTGACTCGCACAGGCTGGAGCAAGTCAATGTCGCCAAATACAACGGCGTTGTCGGATATGCCTGTGGTTGCCTTCAGAACATCCCCAAGGCCCATTACGCCAAAAGGCGTTTGGGTCGCAGTGCTTGGGCAAACGGCTGGGCCTATGGCTACTGGAACGAGCAGGGCGGCTGGAAGGTCTGGCTAGCCCATAGGGTCAACGGCGTTTGGTGCTACACCATCAAGTCATCAATCGACTGATGCCTAGGGGATATAAGAAACAGGGGCCACCCTACTACGGAGCCAAGGTCAAGTGCCTAGTCTGTGGAGACATCGTTCAGTCGGCAACCGTCCACGATTTCAAGACCTGCAAGTGCTGGGTTGAGACTAGAAACAAGAAGAACCCAACAGGCATTGCGGTTGACGGAGGCTCGTCCTACTTCAAGTTTTCATATACAGACCCGTCCAAGTATGAGATAATGGATTCTGGCAACTACAAGAATGACTAACTACGCAGACATCGAAAGGGCGTTCCTGCTTTACAAGAACAGGAAAACCCCAGAGGAACCAGTTCCAAAGGGTTGGTTCACGGCAGAGCAAGCCGCAAAGCAAAAGAACATTTCTGTCAGGGACGCACAGCGTATGTTGAGAATACTTTATTCCGACGGTTCCGTTCTTATGCAGAAGTTCAGAATCAAGTCTGGGCTTAGGGTTTACCCTATACCACACTACCGATTTCCAGCCAAGGGGGTGCAGCCGTGAGCAACGAGCAAGACCGCCGCACCATCTTCCGCTTGCAGGACGATGTTAAGCGTCTCCAAGCCGAGAACGAGCGGCTCCGCAACTTGGCAAAGGACATCTACGAAAGGGGCAATGTATCTATCAACAAGGATGATTGGGAGTTTGTATTTCAGATGAACGCCGCCAAAGAGGTGCAGCCGTGAGCCTTTCGCTTGATTATGTCGAGCGACTGGTTAGAAATGAGAGGATAACTTTTTTCATCATTGGATTCTCAACCGCCACAATAATTATGACGCTATTGATTGTTATTGCAGAAAGAGCCGCCAAGGGGGTGCAGCCGTGAGGCAGCCTACCCGATACGATGTCGGAATGAAGGAGGAAAGGTGCGATAAGACAGGATTTTACGCATCCTTTCCGTGGGTCTATCCATCCGATGATGGAAAGTATGTCTTGCACGCCGACTACGCCGCCCTCCAAGCCGAGAACGAGCGGCTGAACGAGCGTGTTAGGATAAAGTTTGAAAAGATTGAAGACCCGATGGATGAATACCTCAACCAAGTGCTAAGGAAGAACTGTGCAAAGTTGGAAGCCGAGAACGAGCGGCTCCGCAAGGCGGGGGATGCTCTGGTTTTTGCAAATGAAGGTTTCATCTACGGGCATCCATACACCACAAAACAAGTTCTTGCGGCAATTTATGAATGGTCCGCCGCCAAGGGGGTGCAGCCGTGAGCCAGCCCAAGCGATACGCATTGCGACTGCCAGACATCTCCTACGGAACCGAGGAAAGTCCGAATGGCGAGTATGTCCGCTACGCCGACTACGCCGCCCTCCAAGCCGAGAACGAGCGGCTCCATGCAGACAACAATGTTCTGCTGAACCCTGAAAAGTTTCCTCACAGGTTCGCAGAGACTTGTTTCATTGCTGGATACAAGCAGGGCATCAATGATGCTTTAAAGAAAGAGCAGTCGTGAGCAACGAGCAAGACCGCCGCACCATCTTCCGCTTGCAGGATGAACTGCGGCTGGCGAAGGAGGCCAACGCCGCCCTCCAAGTCGAGAACGAGCGGCTTGATAAATCAAACACATCGCTTCTCGGAACAATAGACATTATTGACGACAAGTATGGTGAACTCCAAGCCGAGGTCGAGCGGCTCCGCAACGCGGGGGATGCGATGGAAAATGAGTTGTTCCGTGTTATTCTTATGGAACTTCCAGGACTTGAAAAAGAGGACATCAACAACCAATACATCGCCGATTGGCGAGCCGCCAAGGGGGTGCAGCCGTGAGCCGTAAAAAGAAGCCAGCAAGAAAGAAGCCAATCATAACAAGTGCTTTGCCGACTTATTGGGAACTTGTGGCTTTCGCAGAAACGAGGAAGCCAAAAAAGAAAGCCAAGGGGGTGCAGCCGTGATTCACGAGTTCCGCAACCCAATGCCTGTTGAGACTCCGCTGGGTTACGGTATGCTAATCTATGTTAGAGATGGCGGCACATTCGCAAACGATGTGTTTGCTGTTGTCCTAGAGGATGGCGGACTCAGGCATTTCTCCTCCGAGCAAATCAAGTTCCTTCAGAACAGCACTTTTGACATTCGCAACAATGGCTAAAAAAAGAAAACCAAAGAAGAGCAAACTGAAACCAGATTCCTTTTTGGACGAAAAACTGAAGGAATTCATTGAAAGCGAGTTTCCAGAAATAGGAGAGGTTATGATTCCACTCGGCCTTTCGGACGCATTCGTTGGGTTCTGCACTAGCGAAAGGGACTCTACATGCTTGGTCTATGACGCCAACGCAATCATAGAAGTCCTAATGAAAAGGGATGAGATGACCCGCGAGGAGGCTATTGAATTCTTTGAGTTCAACATCGAATCCGTCAAGACTTCGGAAGGGAATCATCCTCTTTACATTTGGGGGATTCCTCCTGTCTGGAAGGACTGAAATAGGTTTGGTAAACCTTGACCCAAGCAAAGGCGAGGGCGTTCAGGATGATGAACCCAACGGTTCCGCCAGCAACCCAAGGGAACCATTCGGACTCGAAAACCCAGACGGTAGCCATACCTATGAAACCGCCAAGCATGAACACAATCCCAGCAAAACGCTTGGACGGGAGGAATGCGGCTATTGCCAGACCAATGCAGAGAAGGGCAAAACTTCCTGTGGAGTACATCCAGAGTGTGTCGTTCTTGATATCGGCTACACGCTGAATTTCTATGACTTCAGACGGAGGGAGTAGTTCCTGAGGCATTGGCGGCGGTGTGCTTTTGCAAGCGGCAAGGGCCAAGGCCACCAATATAAGTACAGCATTCATTTTTGTTCTCTGATGTATTTGCGAATCTTTAAGTCAAGCAGTTCGAAGAACCTAGGTGCCAAGGCACCAGATGACGAAAGGATGACAGATTTGTAAAGCGGGTCTATGCTAGAGCCGTGAAGACTGAAGTAAACAAGCACTCCCACAAGACCTCCAGCGAGGCCGTGCTTCACCCAACAAACCCACTTGTGGCGTTCCTCCGAAAGCAGAAGCCTGACGGCGGCACCAGCGACACCAAGCAGGGACACGAGCCACCCGCCACGCTTGAAGTCAGCGGCGGCTTGCACGAAGTCTGGGTCGGGAGAGGCCATGTCATTTCTTCTTCTTGGCGTCTGCATCCGCCTTCTTCTTTGCGGTTTCCTCGTCGTCGTAGATTCCGATGATAACCCTGTAAGGATTATACAGCCTGAACTTGTTCTTTGAGTATGCGATGATGTATCCGTCAAGCCTAGTCAGAACGGAACTGTTTCCAACCGAGACCTTCTTCCAAGGTGCTGATGAGGTTGTTGGCTTTTGGTTCACACTGAACATCGGCACATTGTTCGAGCCAACGCCTTCTTGTTCTGGCTCTGGTTCAAATCTTGGCTTCCGAAGTTGGCTTATGTCTATTGGCGAACCAAAGGATTTCTGGTTGTCATTGTATGATGCAATGGACGGGTTCATTTCCATCCTCATTTGCATTTCACGCCTTGCCACAGACGCCAGAGGCGAGTCGGCGTTTTGGATAATCACACCCTGTGCCTCCCCAGCCTCATCAACATAAACCTTCATTATGACTGGCCTTCCGTCTTCAGTCAGGCTTTCGTGGCCCGACTTCGGGTAAACCTTCATTGTGTAAAGGCCAGCCTCAAGTCCGCTGTGCTCGCTGTCGAAGGAAAGCCAAGCCTTGCCAGAGAAGGCGGATTTGTTTCCTGCATGCATGAACTCTGAGTTCCAAGCCTTGCCCCCGTATTCAACCGACTCGTACTGAACGCCGTTGTTCAACTTAAAGAACTGCATGCTCTTGCCAACGGCAGTGTCCTTTAGTTTGCTTAGGCTATCTCCCTCTGGAAGAACAAACCTAGTGCCACGAATTCTGATGAATTCATTAGAATCAAAGGCATCCTGTTGAGTCCCGCTTGCCAGTTCGACATATTCTTTTGCTGCCTCTAGTGCGTCAAATCCAGAGACTAGGTATTCGGCAAAGCCCACAACATCAGGATAAGATGAGGAATAAACCTCTTTTGTTACCTTGCTGTTAAGCCACTTGATAAGCGTTGGTTTAGCCTGAATCCTAGATGTTGTGTGAGTTTGGTATTCGGCCCCAGAAAGGAAAAGTGCAAATCTTTTTGCGGCCCTAGTCCAACGCTCCTCGATTCCACCAAGCAAGCGTTTTGCGGCTTCTGGCGTGATGGCGTTGGCAAACATACGCATACCGACAATTTGCTCGGCACTTTTCCTTATGTTTTCACCAAGCAATCCAAGGTCTATGTCCTTCACATAATATTGCCTGTCGTGCCAAGGTGCCAATGTCTTGAGGTCAACATTTGAACCAGCCTTGTTCATGAAGTTTATCAGGTCAAAGCCAGTATCAGCGTCCGAGACGATTTTGATAGGAGAATTATCCGAATCCACGCTAACGCCGAGGCTTTCTTTTGTGTACTTCATTAGCAAATCGTAAAACCCAGTGCTAAGAATTGGGCCTCCGTCTGGAGATTTCATCATGATTTTCTTCCAGATACTGCCGTACACTTTCTCGGCCTCCTTCATTCTTTCGACAGCCAAAGCCTGTTCTTGCGTAAACACTGGCGTGTCTCCTTTGTAAACCTGTGTGACCCCAAGTGGCTTGTAGGCGGAAGCAAATGTCTTCGGCAATATTTCGTTGTAAATAATGGCGGCTTTCCTTGCACTCAACCCGCTTCCAGTACCGCTATCAAGGCCATTGGGGATAACGATTTCCTTGGCACCTTTGATTAGTGCGTCCCTTAGAAGAACTCTTGCAAGAAGAAGACCCCACTCGTTCGTGTTGGCAAAAGGAAGGTTTGCCATTCTATGCAAGTCCTCGATTTCGTTTGGGTCCAAAGACATTTCCCTCATCTTGCTCTCAGTGTCGCTAGAAATCTTGAACGCATCCTTGACGATGGTCATGGCGATACTTCTTGCTGCTGTCTCTTGTTTAACTGACCCCTGAACAGCACCATCAATGTACCCCTCTGTTTTTCTTCTGAAATGGCCCCTTTCATCATTTTGAAGTCTTTGGTAAGCCTTGTAAACATCAGAGTCGTTTCCATCAGGACGCCTAGTGGCCTCAGATAGTTTCATTTCAAAAGCAGCATTTGATGCGGAAGGAGACCTCTTTGAAACCAACAGAAGGGAGGTGGCATATTCACTGTCAAACGCTGTCAGTTCCCTGAACAAATTAACAACTGCGTTGTCAAGAACATCTCCTCTGTAAACAATGTTATTTCCGCCAACCCTGTCGCTAAACGCCTGTGCGTAGTTTGGATAAACGCCCTTCTTGTACAGTGCTGATGGCGATGTGTGTGCCTGAGTCGAGAAACCCTCAATCGCCGCCTTCATGCTGCTGTAAAGCCTTGCCAGCGGGAATTGGCTTTTACCGTAGTCTGGGCCTCTGCTGTGTCCCTGAAACCTTTGCAACAATGCACCTGATATGCTTCCGCCGTTTTGGTAATGCTCTATCATACTTAGGGACGATTGCAGTGAGCCGTAGTCTTGCCTCAGGAACATATTCATCTCAGACCACTCACCAATTACGAACGGCTTGCCAATGCTTTCGGCTGTCCTTGCAACACCGACTTGAGCAGCCAAATCCTGCGGACTATGTGTAAGGTTTCTTTGGTTCTTGTCTAGGGTGTGACGCAGTTGAGATGGAAGCCCGTTCCTCCAGTACATTTTCTTTTCAGAGGAAGAAAGACCGTTGTAAAATTCATACCTGACATTTCTTCTGTCAACGTGGACATCGGTAATTGTTTTGAACAGGCTTTTCTTTTTTGCTGGGTCGATTGAAGCAGCCTTGCTCAGTTGGTTTTCCCAGAAGGGTGAAATCTTGCCGCTTTTGAGTGCATCAAGTGCAGACAAGCCGTGCTTTGTTGTCATTCTTTTCCAGACCAAATCAACCACATCCCCTATTATTCCATCAACGATATGGTCTCCAAACTGCATCCGCCCGAAACTGACGCCCTCAGCGTTTCTGTTAACAAGAGGTGACGACCTAATCATCATCTTTGGATACGTGAGCCTGACGATGTATTCCACGTCTGATTTGCTAATCTTATCGTTGCCGAGGGAAAGGGATTCAATAGACCTAGCCAAAGGCGAGTAATCATACGCCTTGTTGCCAACAGAAAACGAGGATGCGTTATCTAGGTATTTTATCACCTCGGCAACCTCAACCTCGCGACACTCATCCTTAAGCCACTGTTCGAAAATTTCAACTGGCTTATCTCCGAGACCCTCGCAAAAGTCGCCTATATCAAAGGAGTTCTCAGGATTAACATTTTCAATTATTTGTTGTGTAACCAGTTGCTCGTATCTTTTTACAAGCCTGTCGAAAGAACGTGCACCGTCCTTAATCCCGAAGGCAGAAATGGCCTTCATCAAACCTAGATGCTCTTTTCTGCCTGACTGAAAAATTGTGTCAACGGCATCAGACAGAACGTTGGAGTCAGTAGTTGAGACGTCCATCAAGTTAGAAACATTCGGGTCAAACCTCTTAAGCACCGAAGTCAAAAGCAAAGACCTAGTGCTGTCGCTAAGTTTATGTTTTTTAAGAGGCCCAGTTCCACCCTTCAGTGCGTAGCCAAGTGCAATTTGTGCATCATTGGCAAGATTGTCGTAATCGGTTTCGGAGACATTGAAATCGTCAACTAGCCAATAAAGAGCCTCCCCGTAGTTTGAGGCTGCGTACTCCGTTTCGGCAAGAAGCCTTTCATAACCAACACGAAGCGGCCTTGTCACACCCTCTGCGGCCTTGATTAATGGCATTGCATTGAGCCTGTTTGTCACCGCGTACTCGTAAAGACCTCCAAGCATTCTTGGGGTGTCCTCCCTTTTGAATGAGGCTAACGCTGACATCTCTGGGTCAAAACCGCTGTCCCTGTGATAAGACCATTCTCTAAGCATCCATTCATTAAGTCTGGTGAGTGACGATTCAATGGAAGGTTCTAAGGTTGAGGTTGTTTTTTCAGAAATAAGTTTTGATACAAAAGGAAGAATCTCCTTGCTTAATTTATCTATTTTTTCCTCAGACCTAGATTCAATGACCTGCTCTGCGTTTTGGGCGTTTACCTTGTTGTTGTTTGATTGCAACTCCTCTGCGTAAACAAACGAAATTCCCTTCATGGTGTCCCTGTATGTGAACCTTGCGTGTGCGTAAGTGGAGACATCGATTTTTTTATTTGAATCCAAGACGTGATTTGAACGGTCAACGGAGGGATGATATCTTGGATTCGTAGAATGCACCGTAAGGTTTCCGTAGGATTTGTATTTCTTGTCTAGAGTGAATTTCTTTCCACCCTCTGAAACATCGAATATGCTATCCCTTCTTGCCGTGACCCCCATTGCGTAAGTCTTGACGAACTCCATAAGTTCAACCGCGTTTAACTTCGGGTCTTTGCCGTTCACCTTTGGCTTCTTGGCCTGTTCCTGAAGGTATCTGTTGAGTCCAGTGATTTTCGCTTCCTCCAAGACCTTGACGCCCCTGTTGTGTGTGTTCTGAAGTTCCTTGAGGAAGTTCTTCGCGGATATGCCATTTGGGAACCTTGAAATGATTTCAGCCGTAACGTCTGCAAGGTTCGCCTTGAAGGTGTCAACATAGGCTAGGCTCTTAAAGGCGGTCTGTGCTGACTTTTCCGCGTCGTTCACGAGCGTCTTGAAATTGTCGTCAAAATACGGGCCTCTGCTGTCAATCGGACCCCAAGGATAAACCGATTCGTCTAATGCGTTGATTATAGGCACATCGGCATAATAATCCTTGTACAGTCTCAATAACGCATCTCCAGCCTCTTCCAGTCTGTTTGAGCGATAAAGTTCATAGGCTTCCTCAACTTTTGAAAGTGTTGCCAAAGACCTGAGTCTAAACTCGTAAGCCTCGCGGACATGGGCGGCTGGATAAGCATCGGTGTCAGTGGAAAGTCCAGCGTCAATGATATCCCTCTTATAAACAGCCTCCTCTGCTTTTATAATCAAACTTGCAACGTCATTTTGCCAATTCGAGGAATATGACTCATATGTTTTTGAATCAGTAAGCGAATCAACAGCATTTCTGGCATTCCTGCTAATGGCTGTGAGTTCATTGCTTCTGTCCCTAGACAACGAAAGCATGCTTTCCGCCTTTTCGTTGAAGTCCTTGAATTTTTGCAAGAACTCAGGGTCGCTTGAAGCCCTCTGCTGCAGTTCGGCGTTGTGCTGGTCTCCGTCCCATCCGAACTTAATCTTCCAATTTTGACCAGTTATGCCTCTTATGAATTCCCTGAACTCTATTGCTTCCTTGGTCCAAGCCAGCGTAACAAATGGCTTGGCGTCGCCGTAGTCACGGTCAAACGAAGGACTTCTTTCGACAACGACAGCCGTAAGCATGCCTCCGCTGAGTTTCTCCCAGTTTTCCGCCACCTTGGTTATGTTGTTTATGTCGTAATATTTTTCCCAAGTAATCTGCTTTCCAAGCAATGAGGAATACCTTCTTACCGCTTCCGCATCCCATTTCGCATTAGGCTTATCGCCTCTCAGAAGGGTCACGTGTTCCTCTGAAATCATTTCCATTTCACGCTTGTAACCATTATAATTAAAAACGTCGTCGAGTTTTCTTGTTAAATAAAGGTCGTATGGGTCCAGAGAGTCTGGTCTTGAAATTATTTGCTCACCGTTGATTGTCGATGTTTGGCTAAGAACCCAGTGCATTATTCCATCGGTGCTAGTTAGGGATGTGTCTGACTGTGCGTGTCTATAATTGCCGTAATTTCTCGTGATATAATATCGTCCTTCTTTCTTCAGGTCTTCCATGAAGTTGAGAACATGGTCAGCAATCTTCGACTCGATAACCCCGACTGAAAGATTCACAAAAGCATCGATGTTCGACTTAATCAACTCGCTTTGTTCCTGTGAAAACTTGGCGTTCCACTCCTCCTCTGATAGTTTAGGATTTTCATCCACAACCTTCTGCGAAGCCTCCTTCTGCTTCAGGAAAAGAAGAACCATGTCCTGAAGGCTGACCTTATGTGGGTCTATGCTTGCTCCGACTGGCCTGAACAGCGGCCCTTGCAGGAAGAAATCCGTTGGGTTCGGGGCTAGCGATATGACGGTTTGTGCCACTCTCCGCTTAACGAAATCATCCTCGCTTACATTGGATATGCTGTACCTACGAAGTTCCGAAAGCCTTGCCAAGCCTTCCTCGCCCTGAGTTTCCCTTAGGTCTCTTGGCTTTGAGTACCTGCTGGCTTCGGTGGAAATGTCTCCAACCTTTCTTGGGATTCTTGTTGAGGCGTAATCGGCGGCTTTCTGCATGGTTATGTCCACGCCGTCGGAATTGCCACCCCTGTTCAGCAGAAGCGGACGGACATCCAAGTATTCGCCGTTCTTGATTTCAAAGTTTGAGTCCAGTGCAAGAAGCGATGAATCGGCAAAAGCCTTGCCGTCTTGAATCGAGTCAAAGAACGCTGGGTCAAGCGGAACAAGTTCGACGCCCTTGACGCCATCCATGTCAACCATGTCCTTCAGGAACCATTTCGCACCAGACTTTATAGCCATCTCCATGTGGGCCATCTGTGACTTCCTGAAAAAGTTCTCGTCACCAAACATTCTAGATGCCTCATCTGGAGTTGGTGCTCTGTAATAATAAACTGGAGCGTCGCCGCCAAGCCCAGCAATCCACCTGCTCATGGCTGGCATTCCAGACGGAAGCCTGATGTCAGAGCGTCTTGCCACTCTGCCTGAGTTGACTTGAAATGAAAGGGAGTCCGCTATCTCGCAATATGGGCCAAGCGACGACGGTCTTTTCAGCCCCTCCTTGTTTCTGGATGGCGTGAACCTTTGGTTTTTTCTGTAAAATTCCCTGTGTGTTGTCAAAGACCCAAGCGAAAATCTTGTGTCAACGGCTGGCGTGGTGGCAAGATATGCAAGCAATCCAACTTTCTTTCCGACAAGGATACCGTTTTGGCTTGGCAGTTCGCCGCCGCCAAGTGCCGAGATAACTGAACGAAGGAACTGCTTGCTTGCGGAGGCGTCCTTTGCCGCAACTTTTTCCTCCATGTTAAGCGAGAACTTCGGCCTTCCGCTTTGGTCAACAGGAGCAACATCGCTGCTATAAGCGAGCAAATCCCTATGAAGGATTTCATCGTAAGCCCACACGGGGATTTCGGCGTCTGCTCCGATGGCCTCCCTGATTGCAGAGGTCTGGTTCCAAGGAACCCCAGAGTCCATCTCCTGAATTATTCTTCTCCTAAGTTCAGATGCATCAACGTTTGTGAGCGAGAAGTTCGCCATCTTTGTGACGGCGTTGAATCCCTCCTTTTGAATGTCTGGGTAAACGGAAGCCCTTTTCGTGAAGTTGTCGTCAAGTGCGGCCTCGACCTCCGCAACGGTCTTGTACGAGCCAATCTTTTCGCCGTTTTCATCGAACACGATGTTTACCCCTTTTCTTGAGACAACCTTGTGGCCCATCTTCCCCTTGTAAACATCTCCAGCCTCTGATGAGGTCTTCTCAAAGTTGCTTAGGCTGAAGTTTCTTGCGATGTCCCAGAAGGCGTTTTCGTGATTGTATTTGTAATTTGTGCCGTCGGTCTGAATGTTCAGCATCCTTCCGATGCTAAAGTCGGTGATTGACGAAAGCATGCCTCTTGGAATTTCGTCCATCGGCCTGTTTGCGTAGGGAAGGTCTTGGCTCTTTGCGAAACCAGCAATCTGATGCATGACGTCCCTCTTGAACGAGCCGTGCTCCTGCCATATCGACTGGGAGCCAAGTTGACGCTCAGGAACGCTGTGGTCGAGCGACATGTACGGCAGGTAGTTCTCGAAGAAATCCCTAGCAAGTGCCTCAGTGCTGTGCCAGATGGCACGAACCTCTGGACGCAGGAACATCTCGGCCACACGCCTTTCGACAACCTTGAGGTCGATTGAGCGAACATTGAACTTGTGCGTCCCGTCCTCGCCAACGGCGAAGTCAAGCCCAGCGAGAAGGAACCTTCTGTTCTTAATGGCAACTTTGTTGCCCCTGACACGCGGAGGATTCGGACCGATGTCTGTTTCCATCGAGGCACCGAAGTAAGTTGTCTCAAATACGTTCGGCATCCCGTTCTGCCAGTTGTCTCTGGCCCTTTGAAGAAGTTTTATCTTCTCGGCCATGCCGCCAGACATCAACCCAGCCTGAACCAGCGTATCCAGTTCGAAGTCGCTGAACCTGCCTCTGTGAACTCCATCTGGACCCTTGACGGACGTTTTTCTAGAAGGGTCGATTGCGTCCAGAACCTTCGCCATCTCCCTGCCGCGTCCAGCCATCTCGACGGCGATTTCCTTGGCCTTCTTGATTCTGACCTTCTTTGTCTTTGGGTCGAAGCCGATTAGTTCATCCGAACCGTTCCTAGTCAGGTCGTCAATGAAGGACTTGGATGCGTTGGATATGTCGATAAACCCGTTGTTCTTGAGGCTGTGCGAGGCACGAACAAGGTCTTCCAAAAGGTAGTCGAGTGCACCGACACGCACCCTCTTGCCGTCCTTCATGAACACGGATTCAATCTCAATACCCTTCCTGAGTTTGTGGAAGTCGAACATCGTGCCATGCCTTGTGACTCTGGATTCCCAGTGGTCGGCCCAAGCGGAACCAGCGATATCCATCGCCGCCTTTAGACCCTCAAGTTTGCCGCCGAGGAGCCAATACTCCATTGGCTTGTCGTTCGCCCAAAGGCTGTAATAGTAAGAACCGAACTCCTCCGATATGTAGGAGATAAGGTCGTCCTGAGTCTTCGTCAGTTTGGTTGGCTTCCCAACGTCTAGGTCGTCGCCGTAAGAACGCACCGCCTCGATAAGTTCAGCCTTTGTTCTGTTGATTGTCGCCCTGTCGTTCGCATTGTCTGGGTCAACAAGCGAAAGATAGTTCCTGATTACGAGGTCGTTCTGGAGCGATGAATAGTTCTTGGCCCAGTCAACCAGTTCATTGGTGGGAACAAGTCCCCTCTGGACAAGGATACCGTTTTGGTCCCTGACACCGAAGGTCGTCTCCCTGAAAAGGCGTCCGTAGTGCTGGCCGAGAACCGTGTCCCTCATGAGGACGTGATGGAACTCGTGTGCCATGGTCAACCCCTTGAACTTCTTGCTTGGGTTGAAAAGGTTGTCCAGATTCAGGCCGATTTCCACGGTTCCGTCTGTAAGCCTTTTGATTGTGTAGGCATCCGTTGCCTCAAATGAGGCTACGTCTGGTCGTGCTGGGTCGCGTTTTGAGAAGTTTGCGTAACCTGAGTCGGCACCGTAGAAAGCCTTCATGTCGTACGCTGGAATGACCGACTCCGCCATGACAAATGTCCTGCCCATCTGGAGCCTAGACATTGTATCGCCATTAGGATGCGAAAAAACCATCGACCAGTTGTGTGCTAGGTTCGGCTTGGATTTCCTCAGGTTCTCAAGCCCGAATTGCATCTGAATCTGTTCTCTCCATCTCCTTGAGGCACCGCTGGCGTCCAATATGGTTCTGGCAGTCAGCGAACCAGCGGCACCCAAGATTCCGCCAACGCCGATGCCAGCACCAAGCCCGTCCATCTTTGCGTTAGCGTAACCCATGCCTCCAGATATGATGGCACCGCCAATCGCACCAGTCACCACGTCGTACGAGTAGGAAAGCACTGGCTCAACGGTATCAAGTGCACGAAGGAAGATTTTTGTCTTGTCGGAAAGACGCCCGTTTGTCTTCTTCAGGGCTTCCTCGGTTTCCATCAAAGCCTGTCTAGCGTAGCCAAAGACACCCTTGTAACCCTTCTTGTTGACAATCTGCTCACCAGTCAGCCTGAGTGCGGTTCCGACAGACTCAAGTATTGAGCCTCCGACGGAAGCAGCCGCAATCGGGCCAGCATACGGGATGCTAATGCCAGCGACGTGTGCAGAGGCGGTTCCGATTCCAGCGACACGGGCGAACTTGGTCGCATCCTCTGCGGCGATACCAGTTCCTATTTCAACAAGACCAGCGGCTTTTCGTACGCCCATGTCGATTGTGTTGCTGACCGCCCCGCCGATTGCCTCAAGCGGAACGCCAGCACCCCACTTCAAGGTTCCCCCAAGCACACCAGAGTAAATGGTCTGTGCCTTCATCTGTGCCCTTGAAAGCATGTCGCCAGTGTTCAGAATCTTTCCAGTTCCACGCATGAGCGTGGCGGCGGCTGGGCCTAGGAACGGAGGGTCCGCGACCCAAGTCACGACCTGAGTGACCTCTGGGGAGATGAAGTCCTTGCTCATGACAAGCGTTTCCTCGCCCCTGTAAAGCCTGTTGGATTTTGCGTTCGTTTTCCTAGCCTCCACATAGCCGTTATAACGCTCGGCTGGAGTGCCCCTGTTTCGAATCACATTGTTGAGTTTAAATACGATTGAATCTGGAGTCTCGGAGTCAACCGCCATAAGGACGAACTCTCTCGTCGCTTGCCAAAAGCCCTCTGTGATTGACGCAGGAAGTTTGGCAAGAGAGCCAAGCGGGTCTTTCGCAAGTGCCGTACCGCCCTGTGCAACCGATTCCTTAAAGGCATCTATGCCTTCGCCCAACGACTTCCAAAATTCGCCCTCCTGCTCGTTCTTCCAAGGCTCCCAGACAAGGTACTGGTCATATGACATTATGAAGTTCTCGTCCTCCCTCGCCCTAGCGTCCAGTTCCTGAGGGGTTGGCGGGGCGGTTAGTTTAGCGAGAACCTCTTCTCTTTGTTCTGGAGGAGTTTTAGCCAGAATAGCGTCGAATTCTGGGTTCCCAGTAGAACCTACTACTGGTTTGTTATCCTCACCAATGATTACGCCTTTTGGAGTTTTTGGCGAAAACTCCTGAGGAAGCGTTACTGAGTACAGGTCATTGTCGTCTGGCACTTCCATTGTTACTTGTTTTTCTGTGCCTTTGCACGTGCCGTGTCAATATCCCTTTGCAGATTATCGGCAGGATTGCCAAATGTAATTGTAACGCCAGAGAGTTTGCCAGTGTTAACAATGCTTTGTTCGGACCTGTGAATAAGCATTTCAAGTTTCTTTAATTCCGCTGGAGGCCAAGAGAATATGTCAGTTGGGTTCGATATGAATCTTTTGAGAATTTCGATTTGCTCATAGTTCGAAGGGGCACCTCCGCCAGCCATCTGAGTTCTAAGTCTGCCTCTGACGTCAATCGCAAGAGCCTCGGCCTCGGCCTTGTCGGTTGGCGAGAACCTTGAGCCTACGCTGCCAGCAAGGTCAACAAGTCGCCTCAGGCCAGCGTTCGCCATTGTCGTGTCAACAACCTCCTTGTTGAATTCTTCCCTAGCCTTATCCGAACCCCTGAAGAAACCACGCATGTTTATTCTGTATGCGTTAGGGTTGTTGTCGTCCGACGTCACAAAGGTGTCATAAACATTGCCAGAAGCCTTCTGTTTTGCCAGCCAAGCCTCCTCTGTCTCGCTTCTTTGGAGTTGAGGAAGAACCTTCCAAGAGACCATGCCGTTCGTGATTTCCTTCTGGAACGTGTAGCCACCCTGCTGAATCAGCACAGGCTTTGAGCCTTCGGCATGCTTTGCGTACATCTCGTCTATGTTCGGCGGCGTGTAGCCAAGCCTGTCCGTCACGAGCCGAACAAAATCGTCTTTGACCTGCTCTTCGGTTTTCTTGGCAACGACATCCTTTGTGCCAATACCAATCTTACCTATGGCAATCCCTCCGTATGGCTTTCTTGGGGAAATGCCGTACTGCCTTTCAAATGCGGACATCTTTTCCTCGGCAACATCGACGTTTGCCTGTGCCTGAAGCCGAAGTTCGGTGCCCTTTATTTTTCTTGCGTCAACGACCCTTTGCCTAGCCTCGGCTTCTCCCGCTGGACCTCTGTATGCGTCCCAGAAGTTCGACATAATAGAGAACCTTCCGATTTTCTCGTGCCAACTTCCCAGCATACCCCTGTCAAAGTACTCCTGTGCCGAAACGCCGTCTGGAGAATAAAGGGGAGCCGCAATGTAGCGTGTTGTAAGAACCGTTGACGCAGCAGCCGTTTCAGTAACCGCCATAACCTGAGGTATTCTTGTGGCAAGCGTTGCCGCCGACCCAGAACCCAACATGCTGCCGATTGTGGCTCCAGCACCTACTAGGAAGCCGCCGACCCCGCCAATGCTTGCGGCTGTTTCCTGAGTTTCCCTGTCCGCACCAACAAGCATCGCACCAGTTCCTCCTGCGTACTGACCAACGGAACTGCCGCTTATCCCAGTGCCAGCAATCCTCAATCCTCCACCGATAAATCGCTTTGTTCCAGCCCAGAGGCCAGTCTTCGCTGGAGGAGTTTGTGCTGGCGTCCCAGATGCGGGTGCAGTCCCAGTCGCACCTGCGGCCTGTGGTGCCGCTGTGGTGGGTGCCCTGCCGACGCCAAGCGGTCTGCCAGCGTCGTCAACCAACTCAAGTTGACCGACCAACTTGGGCGGCGGATAGAAATTCAGGTGAAGTTGCCTTGGCGTTCCCTTTGGAATCGGAGGTGGCGTGGACGACGCTGGCACAATTTGTGCCTTTGCGATTCCCCCCATGAGCGATTTTCTGGCGGCTTGATATCCCTTGACCCCAGCATACGAAAACAATGCAGACGCAGCCGCAGGTCCGCCCCAAGCCTCGGCAACCTTGAATAGCAAATCCTTGTCTGCATCCAAAGCCTTGTCGAGTCTCTCAAGGGCTTTTTCCATCTCAAGCGGGTTCCCCTTGCGTTTGGCGTTAACCAAGTCCTCCGTGGCCCGACCAGCGTAAACAGCACCAATTCTGCCCATGACCTGTTTCTTGATTTCCTCGTTGGCCTCGGCTGGTGTTTTGCCAAGTGCCACAAGATTCTCAAAAGTCTCAGACCATTCCCTGAAGTCCATGACGCTTGTGACCTCCATCTGGCTCTCAAGTGGAGCCTCCTGTCTTCTTGCTTCCCTTTTTGCCGATGCAGACGAAAGCCTTTCCTGTGCAGTTTCTAGCACTTTTTTTGCCGCATCCATCTTTCTGTCCATTTCCTTTGGGTTCGTGAACCTGAGGTTCCTCTTGTCGGACTCAAGTGCCGCAAGTGCGTCAGTCGCAGAGGCAACCTCTGCTTGCAATGCGTCGATTTCCGCCTTCTTAGGCACGTTCTGGCCCTCAAGCCATGCATCTACCGTGTACGGCCTTGAACCTTCAAGTCCGCTTACGCCGCCGACAGTCGCACCAGCGGCCAATGCTCTCCACTCGTTAACCTTCTCCGCGTACCTAGTGTATTCCTCTTTCTGCTCTGGCGTGGCTTTCGCAAAAGCATCCGCAGCCCTTCTTTCGTATATGGAGTCGATTGTGCCAGAAATAGACCGTGTGGAAGTCCTCATTCCCAACGCACCGCTTTCGCTGCTGTATCCACCAGTGATTGCGTTCACAATTCCTAGGGATGCCGCCGCCGACATCCTTGAGGTGACTCTGCTCATCAGCGAACGCTCGGTTGAGTCCGCCAACTTCTGTGTTGCGGCACGTGCGATGCCGTAGAGTTCATGGTGCTTTTCCAAGAACATGTTTCTTCTGGCATGCGTAATCTGCCTTGCAAGACTTTCGGCCACCTCAGGCGGTGCGTCCTTGGCGGCTTCCATTGTTTTTGTGGCCACTTCCTCGAAAATCTCGTACCTGCTTCTCGTTTCCTTGATTGCACCAGCGGCCTTGGCTTTTTCTGTCGAAGCCCAGATGTCGTCAAAGTTCTGTCTGAAGTCTTTGCCGAAATCCAAGGCAACGTTCATGCCAGCGGCGATTTCGACTGTCGCAGTTGGCTTCAGGCCGCTTTTAGCCGCCAGAGCCGCCTGTTGTTCGACTCCGCTTTGCGTTTCCTTGAAAAGACCGAACTTGGAACCAAATGTCTGTGCCTCTCCAGAAAGCCTTGCGGCCAATGTTCTAGCCTGAGTCCTGCTCAACTTTGTCTCCCCAGACACGTAACCTTGGAATTCCTGAAGAAGTGGTGCCATGTTTTCTATCATTCTGGCATTCCTAGGGTCTGCGGAAATCATCCTACCCATTTCCATCAGGGAGCCACCAGCCGTGCGAATGAGCGTGTCAGTCTCCCTTTCTTGCTGTTGTAGTTGATAGGGAGTTGGAAGTTGACCAAGAGTTATTTCAAGCCCTTTGATTGCGGCCAGTTTTTGCTGTGTATTTCCGCTTCTTGCTTTTTGAGCCGCCGCCGCCGCTGGCATAACAGCCTTCTGAAGTTCGGTGTCTGCGTCCGCAAGATAAGGCAAAGCCCTAGCAATCGTATTGTCCAGTCCAGCACTAGCCTCTTCGTCAACTGTCTTGAGCCTGTGGTATTCTGCTATTCCGTTTCTAAGTCCTTCTCCAATTGCTTTGCCAGCCTGAAGTACGCCTTCCATCATCATGGCGTCGCCACGGGCGGCACCAGCAATCAAGTCAGATGTTGCTGGCTGAATTTCCCCTCCTTGGTATTGTTTGAAAATAGACATGTTATCCAATTGTGATGTTCAACCTTTGGCCATTTTAGCACCAAAACCTTGAGAGAAGCCTCCCAAAACCGACCCAGCAAGGCCCATAACGGCACCAAATCTAGCGTTGGATGAGTTCGCGTTAGCGATTGCGGCATCCATCTGTTCCTTGCGGTTTGATGTGATAAGTGCGGCGTTATAACCAGACTCTCCAGTGAACAGTTGAGGTCCAAGCCCCTGAAGCATGTTGCCAGCGGAGTTCATAAATGCCGCTGGGCTTGCGGTAGAAGCAACGCTAAGCATTGGTGCACCGAACATGTTCATGGCGTTGCCAAATGAAGCCTCAGAAAGCCCGTATACATTGCTGGCGAAATTACGTCTTTCGGCTTCTCTTGCGTTAGCAAGGCTATTGCTTGAAAGAACCTCAAGTGCGATTGCCTGATTGCCTCCTTGCATTCCCCTAGCCTGAGATGCGTACCTTGCCGCTTGCTCGGCTTGTCTTCTTTCTTCTGGCGTAAGAGACCTTCCAGCCTGTAAATCAGACATCGCTTGCTCCTGTAACTTCGAGAGCAAACCAGTCGCCCCTCCCCCAAGAGACCTTTTGTAGATATCAGACGCAGATGTTCCTATGTCTTGCATCAGTGGTTTCAATGCCTGTTGCTGTTCCATGGCGATTCTTGATGCCGTTGGAATAGCCTTGCCGTACATATCCAGCATCGAGTCCATCTGGCCTTTCATCTTTTCGGCCTGTACTTGTTGCCAGATTGGTAGATATTGACGCTCAGCATCAATCAACTGAGGCATCATCTTCAATTGTGCCTTGATTGCCCCCTCCATCTCGGTGGCGTAATCCCTTGGAGGAGGTGCGGATATTTTTTTACTTCCCATTGTTATAAAGTAGTTCGATGTATTTTTTTGTTATCTTGCGATGTACGCCATTTCTTAGTGCGTATTTTTCCTGATTGTCCCAATTTGGGTATCTTTTTTTGAATTTGTCTATAATTCTGTTCGTAGATTCCTTGTTGACAGAAAGAAAGTCCATTATGCAAATATCGCAATTTTCTTCATTTTCTTTGTTTGGAGGTAAAAACGAGAAAAACCAATCATCAGTTCCATCGTACTTTTTTTCAACAGGATACGCTATTCCAACACCACTGATGCCAAATTCATCCGAATCAACAAATAGGTACTCGAAAAAGTCTGCCCACTTAACATAAATTTCCAGTTCTCTGCCATGAAACCCAAAGACAGAACTATTTTTGCAAAATTCCTTTTTGGACTTAATAAAACCAGTTATTGAGTCTGTTGCAAAAGGCTTTTTGTGCAAACATTGCATCTTAAATTTTCAAAGATTAAATTATCCTGAAAGTTTTAAACTCCTGTCTGAGTCTCCAATAAAGTAGCCAACAAGTCCCATTTTTTGACCAAGCCTTGCGTTTGCCCAGTCTCCAGAAAAATCATTTGAGCCATTTGATGTTTGTGCAAATGCCTGATATGGGGTTGTAACAACGCCTGATGCAGATGTTGCAATAGTTTGAATCTCGCAAAATCCAGCAAAAACACGCATTCTTGTAAGGTCAGTATTAAAACCAGATTGTCCAGTAAATCTAAACTTCAGTTTATAATCTGTTAAATCAACATTGCTTGGTGTTATTATGTTTTCCCAAGGTGCTCTTACTACGTACTCATGGTTTCTTAATAGAGTGCTCCTCCAGCCAGCAATGACATATTCAACAAAGTCGCCCTCCTTGTATGCAATCAAATCTATTTTATGATTCATCCAGCCACTGTTATCTGCGTTGTAAATCCTAAAACCAACTTCAGGTGATTTAATTTTTACCTGTCTAGAGCCGACTGTTTGATTGCCAACAAGAACTTCTCTTGGTGTAGAAGAGCCGCCGTTAACAATGACATCATCAGAGTTGTTAGCGACCCAAATATATTTGTCCTTCCTGAATCCGCTTGAAGATATTTCTCCAGTAACAACAAGATTCCCTGTAACAGATGAGTTTCCAGAAACAGATGAGTTTCCAGAAACAGAAAGATTTCCAGATAAAGAGGCATTAGTTGATTCTATGTCTCCAGTAACGTTTAAATCATTTGTGATTTCTACAAAATTTCCGTCTATACGGGTGTTTCCATGTATGAAAACATCAGGCTCATCTCCAAGCCCTATAAGCGGATTTCCAACACTGAGTTGACCAGTAACTTGCCTTAACGTTAAGGCATCTCCTTCCACAAGTTGTGTTTCTATCGACAAATTGCTTTGCAACAAAGTTCTTAACTCTGTCTGGCGAAGGCTGTCAGTGAACTCGTCCCAAATAAGAATTTTATCTGTTTCAACAGCATCGCCATCAAGAGGAAGTTGTTCTGTTATCAGCCCCTTTAACGCCTTGGCGTTAACCACGTGGTTGTTGAGGCGTTCACCTGTGACCAGTTGACCGTCTGCAAATGTTTCCCCTTTGTCGAATTGTGGCATGTTAATTTATGTTTTGATTGTTTTTACCATGTGGTCTGGCTGTTACAAATGTTGCTCTAATTGATGGTCTTCTGCTAGTTGCTTTGAGCCTAACTTGCAAGCCATATCCGATTTTTCGGACTGGATTTCTGCGTGTTGAGTCCTGTTCAGCGTCAGAAGGAGAGCCAAAGTCGTCAATAAGTGTACTTACGTCTGGGTTGTTTAATTCAGAATACGTTTCTATTGCAGAACCTGCTGGGCAAAGAAAATCGGTTTCAATTGAAGAAAAACGCTTATCGTTCATTGTATCAAATGTAAATCTTCTTGTAACAAGTTCGCCTTCTATAACTCTTTGCCTATAAATAGAACTTGCTCCAAGCGTAAACGGAAGTCTTACTGGAAGATATGGATGGCCTAAGTCTTCTCCGTGTTCATCCCAGTCATTTTCTTCCATTAAAAATACACCGTCTGATGAATCAACAGCAAACAGGCGTGTTCTTGTCCCTCTTTTGGCTACTATAAATGAGAATGCATCAAACTCAGATGGATATACGTCAACAGACTCCCAAGACTTTAGAACGAAGTTATAAACAAGAACTGCGTTGTTCTTAGTGCTGTTATCAAGAGGAACAGCCAAATAATAACGACTATTCCAGTAAATTCCGACCGATTTTTGTGCATGTTCTCTGTTTATTCTTTCAATTACATCGTTTATTGGTGCTGAAAGAGGTTCTGAAAGCGTGGTCAAACGCATCCCTTCTGCGGCACCAACTTGCTGTGGCTGAAGGAAATATATCCCAGTGTCTGAAAGGAACACGACGCCTCCAGCGACCTGAACGGCACTTTTCTTGGCAACACAGCCAACATCAACAGACATTGTTTGAAGAAATGCGTCGCTTGAAAGAGGGTCTCCTGTTGCGTATCTAGATGAACCTACATTGAGATAAAAAATCGAATTTCTCATCATAACAAGAAACTCGTTCATCGTCCAAGGAACCACTGATACAAGTTCATCATTGCCGCCTTGATTTATTGTAAAGCAATCAAGAAGGTTGAACTTATCAAAGTCAAGGAAATTGCTTACACAAACAGTGTCCCTTTCTCTTGGAGATAACATTAGCGGAGGGTGCAACTTTCCGAGTGCAACCATTCTGTTTTGATAGTACATCAGGCCAGAGCACCTTGGGAACTCATGACCACCAGAAGCAAGAAGAATGTTGAATACACCAGTTCCATATGTCCAAACAACTGTTTCTTTTGAATGCCCTCTGCTTATGTAAATCTTGTCCATTGCCTGAACAACGTCGCATCCAACGTTTGTATCTACCGTTTCTCCAACTGGAAAATCCCAAGGACCAGCCCACGCCCCTGTGTTTGGGTTAAATGTTTGAATGTTGGTTTTGTTTAAGGTTGGATTATGAACGACTAAAACAATGATTTCCTGACCATTTGAGTCAAGATAAACACCGCAACCGTTGATTGATTTTCCCTCAACGTCTGTGTCTGAAAACTTTTTCAAACCCTTTCTTACCGACGCAATTCCTCTGTCCAGCCTGAAGTTTTGAGATTTGCTCACATAGCCTTTGGGCAAAGCACTTGGATTGTCTCGGCTGTTAAGCCCGACAAAGAACAAATCTCCATCCCTCAGGTATTCAAGCGGCATCAGAACTTCTTGGCGAAGTCCTTGAGCGTGCGAGCCTTCTCAGCGTGCTTAACGCCAGCCCAGAAGCCAGCCACGCCAGCGGCAAGGACGAGTGAAACAATGATGATTGTGGTGAGCATAAGGTTACTTTTTGGGGGTGAGTTCATCCACCTTGGCCTTCCAATCCTCCTCGGTGGCGAACCACTCAACGGTGTCAGGCGTGACGACATAGCCGCCGACACGCACCTTGGCCTTGTGGACAATCTTGCCGTTCTTGGTCACGATGACCCAAGGCTTATCTTCTTTGGAGATGTAATTTTTCATGTTAGAAGACCCTAAAGACCTTGTAATTGGTGTAAATAAAACTCATCGCTGAACCAGCGGGAACTGGAATCCCGCCTGTGCCACTAGTCACCTGAGCACCGCCGTCCCAAAGTTCAAGACCTGAATTTACATCAAGCGAAACCGTTGAACTTGTTGTTCCGTTTACAATTGTAATCATTCTGCCATTATCCCAAGGGTAATCCACAAGAATCGTGTTTGGAACATTATCTGAAGCGTAGTAAACCTGAACAGGCTCGTTAGTTGTGTAAGTAGTGCCTCCGTAAACCTCATAAACCGCTGGTTCCGCACCGCTTCCCCCGCCTCCCCCGATAGCGGCAGTTGACTGAAAAGTTCCGTCTCCAAAAGTCACACCATCGTAATTTATTCCATAGGACATCCCAAAGTAATTACCTGAAAATCCATAGGTACTCATTCCGATGGAGTTTCCATCAGGGTCGATACAGGACAAACCGCTGTAACCCTGATTTGTGTCGTTTACAAATTCTGTGTAGGCTGTGTTTTCGCCGCTAACGCCGAACACAATTTGCGAGGCTGTCGGGTCGAACGAACTACCGCCGCCTGTATAGGCCGTTGATTGATAAGAACCATCGCTAAACTGAATCCCAAAATTAGTGGTCAAAATAGAAGCATCAATCTCTCCATTAACCTTCAACTTAGCCCCTGTTGGTGATGTGCCAATGCCTACATTGCCGTTGGCATTGATAACAAAGGAAGTTGAGTCTGGACTTGAAGAGTCTTCAACCCTGAACGCTTCCCCAGTTCCAGTCTGCGTGATGCGGACAGCCGTATTAGTCGTGTTGAAGGTGTTAGCCCTCGTCAGGTAAACAGCGTTAGCGGCGGATTGCGTAAGAAGCGGGTTGGCGGCACTAGGGTTGCTGGAGGACGTGAGAGCCTCCAGTTGGTTCTGCGTGATTTCCTCGCCGACGTTGACTACATCGACCTCAGGCTTTGTGGAGATGTTGATGCTCATCAGGCGAAAGCCTCCATGATGTGCACGTTGTTAAGCGTGCTGGCGAGAATAGGGCCGTTGTAGTTGTCGAACGAAACGCTTTGGAACGGATACAGAATCATCGATGATTCGGTTGCTGGCGTTCCTTCGGATGCAACGCCCTCTGGGGTAAGCGAAATAGTGACCTCAGCATTGCCTTGGTTCTGGATGAAAAGGTAAACGCGACGAAGTGGGGCTGGGACGAACTCGGCGTAATCAACAGCCGCCGCTGGGTTGTCAGCCGAACGCTCGTTTGTTGATAGTTCCTTGCAGTAGAACTGCTTGATGAACGGGCCTGAAAAGTGGATGTGTTTGCTCATTTTAGTAAGTTCGAATCATGTTCATGCGTGTGACCTGCCCCTGCTGTCTTGTGGCTTTGTCGTACTCTTGCTCACGTGCGGCTTCATACTTTTGCTCGATAGCGGCGGCTTCCTGAATCATACCTTCTGACAGGAACCAGTTTGCTGTCGAACCCCAAGCGA